CTTGCGCACTCTCACGCCAACCTTTTTCCGTGTTGGTGGATAGCTCTAGCTCCATAAGCCAGCGAGAGACAACCCCATCGGGGCCGGGTCCAGCGTCTTCCGGTTTTTCGAGTGTCCCGGCCTGGGCCGATAGGTTTTCTTCCATTTTGCGCGCCTTGAATGGGAATAGGTTCGCGCATTATGGCAAAATATACCTAATCTTGCAAGCGGCGCTTTTTACTCGCCTTCAGTAAGTCGTCAAATGTCATAGTAGACGGCTTGCCAATCTGTAAAATTTGGTTTTTCTTTTCTTCGGGCTTTGCTCTAGGTTCTGCCCAAACCCAAGCCAAATACCTAAGCGCGTCTGCATAATGGTTTGTCCAATCGTGAACAGGCTTATCCCTGAAGCATTTCTTGTCATCGTCCCATTCACGCCTAAAGTTTGTCAGAGCATCTATAAACTTATCTTGGCTATCGTCAATCCATAAGCGTGAGAACATCTGACGTGCGGCTAAGATGCCTTGCTGCTCCGTGTTCTTGTTTGGAAGGATGCGCAAGTTTTGTAAGCCGTGGTCTTTCCCCAACTGCTCGATAACCGATCTACCAGCGGCAACGAGTGTTTTTGCTTGGGCATCATGCGGGAGCCAATGCGCAGCGTATGCGTAGTCCTTGCCGGTTATAACGCCAGCGTAGTGTTCAAGGCTCTTGCCGTTAGTGCTGTATGTGTCGATGATTCGGACTTCGCCCATAAGGAACTGGCAAAACAATATGCATGTGTCGTCTGAAAAGCCGATATCCCAAACCGTATGGACAGGGATGCTTTCATCCCACTCGACCTTGCAAATGCGGCCTTCTTTCCTGGCCCTGGCTAATTGCGATCCGTAATATGAACCAACGATAGCGGCCTCAAAGCTGCAATAATACTCCTGCTCGAAAAGTGACCGGCCAAGTTCCTCGCCGTAAAGATCGATGTACTCCGCTAAACTCTCGTCAAGCTGTGCTTTCGTCAGTGCGCCGGTATCCTCGATAGAGGAAAGTTCGGCAAACCAGAAATCAGAACTGACGGCGCGGTCGAACATGCGCTTTGCGTGGTTGGCCCCGCGTGGAGTTGTGATAAAGGCCGCTGTTCCGTCCGTCTCTTCAATCATGGGCTTGTGATAGGCCCAAGCCGCAGGGTTACACAATGCCCACTCTGAATATGCTATACCAACAGGCCCGGAACCCACCGTAGCGTCATACCTGTCTGAGCCGAGAAGTTGCCAAGTGCTACCCCACACCGTTTCGATAAACATATCGTTGTCATTAGTGCGCTTGCGGATTTCAGGCGGGAAAGCTTCGTCAATGCGGCGCTTGCCTGTGTGTCCGTTAATACCGTTCCATATGGCTTTGCGGGCTTGGGCATATTCGGGGAAGCAATGCCAGTAAGTCCCTACGCGCTTTTGTGATAGCTCCCTGAATCCGTTAAGCACGATTTCATCCTTGCCCCAACGTCTATGCGCTATCTCAATGAGGCGCTTTTTTCTCTGCGTCACAAGGGTTTCGTGGAAATTCCTCTGATACCAGCGAACGGAAAAGTCATAGTTCATTCTTCAGGCTTCGGCTCGTAGTACGTGTTGAAGTTAATGTCACCCTTGTGGTCGATCTCTTGCTTGTCCTTGAATGCTTGCACATCAACATGCTTACCAACTTGTTCGAGGGCTTTTAAGGCGTTTGAGCGGTCTTGTTCTTCCCTGGCTTCCTTGTACACGTCTGCCGCCTGTTCTAGCACCCACCGGGCTGTTATACCCGTCTGCTCACTTCTCTTTGAAAGCTGCTCGGCTAAAAAATCTGATATATACGGTTTTGTAAGGTTTTCCATGCCGATCTGCCTAGCAGTATGTTCACTGTACCCGGCGCGGATTGCAGCCTGAGTAGCGTTGAGGTCTATCAGGTATTCCTCGACAAATCTAGCTTGCTTTGGTGTTAGCTTCTTTTCATCCATCAAGCTCCGTCCTTTACTGCTTGGATCGCCGCTCTTGCCATCTCTTCTCGCTTAGTCATGCCTCAACCCATACAAAAGTGAGCAAACCCCCAATGTCGCAGCAGAAGCGCTGCAAGCTGCCCACCCAGGCGATCCAATCAAGCCGTGATAAACTGCAACCCCTGTGTTCAGACTGATAAACACTGAATTCATAAATTTAAGTACTTTCATCGCATGTTCCTTAAAGTATTATTGATGCGGGCCGGGCGCTACTCCGGCTAGGCAAGGAGGGATTTGAACCCCCACTATACTTGTCACACGCCTTGGCGAGAGGCCGCTAAGCATCATCAAGTACGCTATCGTGAACGGTTCTGCTACCCACATATCGCCGCCCTACATCGTCATGCTGCGTGTCTGCTTTCCACGCCGCCGCATCAATAATACTTTTTGACAGCACTTAGCTAACGCCTTGGCCCTTGGGTTGTTAAATGTCATCACTCGCCCCTACGTACTAGGCTATATTTCCAGTCGCATGTTCCAGGAACGAATGAGGAGAAACTATTAACGCGGTGTTGAGTAGAAGACAACGCATCTATTTTTAGATTCCAACACACTGTACCACAGTAGGGACAGTCGCTAAAAAGCCACGTGAAACCGTCTTTGTCAGTAGCCATCCATTTATATTCAGGGGCTACGTGATCCCAATTTATTGACGGCTTGGTGAGGGGGGCTATGCGGTAATCGCGCATGATCCAATCCCAAAACGGTAATGATTCAGCCTCTCCCCAATGGCCGTCAGGCAGAGTAACCTCAATAGGCTTACCGTCCACATAAGCCTGCATTACTTCGATCATCTGCTCGGTCGTTTTCATTTCTTCATATCCTCCGCTATTTCTGTTTAAATCCCATCAACATAATCGATTGCGCTCTGCACTAGCCTACTCGCCAGAATGAGGCGGGCTGCTTTCGATAGGTCGCCATCTTTGACCGCCTTATCGGTGTCATTCTTTAGTCTGGATAATGCAGCTTTAAGCTCTTTCATGTTCCCTCCGAATAAAGTGGCTGTCGCGCAAGTTAGGAAATCCAAAAAACCTTGCCACAGCCTGACGGGGTTATTTTGTCCTAGCGCACTCACCGTCTGACCGCCTTAGCTATGCTGGACTGGAAAAATATATTAAATAAACTCTTGCATCCTGTCAACTGTTTTGGTAGGGTTTTCGTTAGCGCTCCCCAACACCCCTCCCTGTTTGGTCGAAGCGCTGATCTGCAAACTAGCCCCCCGTCGTACCATGGCGGGGGGCTTTTTTTGCTTAAGCATACCACCGCTCAATCTGTCGTATCAAATCAACCCCCTGACCATAGCCCGCCTCGTAAAGAACACTCTCCATCAAATCATCCAGCTCAGAATGACATGCCTCCGGGTCGTGGCTATGCTCGTCGATGATTTTTTGCACTTTGTCTGTGAAATCTGCGGGGGTCATTTTTCATCCTCATTAGGTCCGGTTGATGGGGACAGTGCCGCTTCTGCTATTTTCGACAGGTAGGCGGCATCATTCGCAAGCGCAACCGCAACTGCTCCATTAAACTTCATACCCGCCGCTTCAGATTCTTTGCGAAGCTCGCCGATAGGATTAGTGATGCGGCGAAGGCCCAAGGTAAGACGCTCGATCTCGTCCGCTGCTTCCGTGAGTGCTGTTACCCAATTCCCTATTTGCCCGTGGCTAGGCCATGCTGTCGGGGAAATTATGTGCGTGTCCTCTGTTGTCGGCAAACCCTCTTTATCTCGTTTATATTTATCATATTCCGCCCAATACCCAACGCAATTGGATATCGTCCGCAACGCAAGCGAATGCTTGCAGCTGGCAGTTAGGTTCCTGTATTCAACCATCATTCACCTTCCTTTCCCAAATAATCTGATTTTTTCGGCTCCGGCCCTTGCCTGCCACCGTTGCGCCAATTTTTGTGGGCCTCTACCCATTCCGAAAGCCCTGGATTGTCTTGTGGTGGTCCGTAATCGTCGAGCCATCTGTTCTGGTTTAGCCACGTTGATGCTTGTGCGACAAACTCCGTCCCGTCTCTGTCGGTTTTCTTCATCGCCACTGCGTAAGCCATCGCTCCAGACAAGATTTGCTCAGGAGGTGTACCGGCCTTTGTGATTTTCCTCCATCGGTCAAACGCTGGCTTTTTGGGGTTAGCGTGGTTTCCCCTGGAAGGATAAGCTTCCCAAAATTCTTTAAAATCTTTCGGATAGTCCCTAGGGGGACTTACAGGGGGTTTACTATTACCTCCTTCTTTACTCCTACATCCTACATCCTCCATCTGCGGAGGTTTTACCGTACTGGTATCGTACTGGTACTGTACTGGTACTGTATCAGCATCTGCTAGGCCAACGTAATTACGCAAATCATCTGGCAATGGGTATAGCGCATTCGGCTTTTGAGGGCGCTGGAACACACGAAAGTTGCGTATCGCTCCGTAACTCTTGCCGCCGTGTTCAAACCTTTTCACCTGCCGGTTTTCGACGAGTTCGGTAAGAAGTTCGTCAATTTCGACGTTATCAACTGGCATTAGACGAATTTTGATGGTGATGGGCTTCCATTCAAAAACGCCTTGATCATCCGCTTCATTACGCAGACCAATGGCTAAGAGGCGAGCGTAGGGCGAGCATTTTACGAAATCCTCGTCGGTCCATTGTGTCGGATGGGTTGACCTTATCCTTGCCATTAATGCATTCCCTCTATTTCCCGCGTACTATTTTTTAAACATTCCATTTTCTTGATGACCCATAGAACTGTCGTATGGTCCCGCCCCATATAATCACCAATATCAACCGCAGACCAACCTGTTCGCTTTTTCATTTCATGGATAGCCCAATGCCTCGCCCTAACCGCCGCTCCGATCCTGGAAGACCCTAATATTTCCTCTACTGTTACATAAAATTTACTAGCGGCCTCGTTGATGATATGATCGGGAGTTGTTCCGCGCCTACCTATTAAGTTGCGCTTTTCCTGCATACGCATTTTATACATTGGGGAAATGCTTTTCATGCCCTCAATATCTGGGTCGATTTTCATTTTTTATTCTCCCTTATCCAAGCTTTTGTGGCGTTTTTTAGGTGGTCCAAGTTCTGTATAGTTCTGTGATTCCACCATTGGCGCAGAGTTCTGAAAACTTCCACCTCTTCCGGTGTGAGCCTGTCTTTCATAACACCTCCCATGCTTTAAGGATTTGCTTTACTTCTTCAATGCTGCGGGCCTCTTCGTATAGCCCGCCTAAAGACTCAACGTCGTCCTTGAACACCTTTTGGCTATCAGTAAGCTTGCCTTTTCCGGACTTCAATTCAATAAACCCTGCGATGCCATACGGCAACACAAAACAAAGGTCGCCAACGCCCGGCTTTACTCCCATGCTTTTGAGCTTGGCTCCTGTTCTGGCGTCCCTGCGTTCACCGTTCGGGCAATGAAACCACACGCAATTAGGCTTGGCAATTTCAAGGAAATCGGCAACGCTTTTTTGCAATAGGTATTCAGGGTTGTGCCTCACCCTTTCCACCCTTTTGGAAGGCCATTAACTAGCTCTGAAGTAACTTTCCAGTGCCTAGGCATTCCAGGCCCGCGCGGTTGTAATTCCATCTTGGCTCGCACTTTATAACCAAGCTCGCGCCAGTATTTGTTGATTGTCGCCACTTGACGCCGCGCTGCATTGTCGTCGTGAATGTCGTGAATGTCGCTTGTCTGCATGCAGAACGACCGTTCTTTTGTGTGGTCGTAATTGTACGTGAATTGGCCCTTAAAATCGCTTGGAATTGTTGACATATTCCCTCCTATTTTGGCATATAATCGCAAGGAATAGCTGATTCCATCTTGCGGATTGTGGTTGAACTAGGTGCCCATGATGGTGAGTCCATCTTGCGGATCGCCGCCTCAGTAATCCCGGATTCACGAGCCATTTTTGTGATACACCATCCGCGCTCTCGTCGGTAGGCGCGGATACGGTTTAAGACCATTTCAATATTTATCATGGCGTCACTGTACACGAGATAAAATGCAATGGCAATATAAATAACGTCATTTTTTTCGACTTTTTGCTTTACATCGCCAGATTTTGCGGTTAATGTCTATCTTGTCTAACGACACGGGGTTGGTTTTAACCAACAGGAGTAACGGTCCGTCGGGGAGCCAGCCCCAACCACCAACGGAGGGAATAATGGAAGACCTTGAATTTCAAATTGCCCAAGCGCGATCAATCATCAAAGACGCTTACGAGCAAATAGCCGAGCTAGGATTTACAAATGAAGAGCTTTCGCGGCTCGACGGTCAACTCGACGACGCGATGCGTGACTTATTTCTCCGCACGGAAGAGGAAATAGAAGGCGAACAGATTGTCGCCACACGCAACCGCGAAGGCCGCGATTTAGCCAACTATCATAATAAGATTTTGTGAGGAATAGTTATGAACCTATCAAACTATGAATGGGCTATTCTTGTTACAATAGCAGGCGTGGTCGGGTTTTGTATCGGAGCATTTGCGTTACCGGAGATTTTACCATGAAACTAGAAATACGAACATGCTTTGCTTTTGGCGAAGAAACCGGGGAATATCGCCTTGTCGATATGGCATCCGGCCATCCCGATGAATTAGCCAGAGATAGTTATTACAGTCAACTGGCGTGGCTCAAAGCCTGTCTAGAACAGCTTACCGAGGATCAAATAAACGTTGCCCGCACGAAGGTAGTACGGGACTATGACGGGAGAATGTCGGCATGACTTTCCTAGCAAATGAGGCGGTGGCTTATAAGGTTCTCAAAGAGGAACTGCTGAAAGCCTATCCTGACCTTGAAGACGACGCGGAAACACTCGCGGATACCCTAGAGGGTGAAACAAGCTTTCTTGAAGCTGTAACACACGCTCTAGACAAGCACCAGGACGCTCTAGACCTTATTGAAGGGATTAAGGCCCGTGTTGCTGATTTGGCCGCTCGCCGGTCCCGCCTCCAGGACCAAGCCAACAAGATAAAATCGGCAATTCTAGCGGCTATGGAAGAGGTCGGGGAGCAAAAAATAACCCTCCCCGAATACACGCTGTCGGCTAAAAAACTTCCTCCTAAGCTCGTGATTACCGAGGAATTTAGTTTACCGGGAAGGTTTTTTGTGCCACAAGAATCAAAGCTAGACAAGAAGGCCGTTACGGACGCTCTTAAGTCTGGCGAGGAAATTCCCGGCGCTATTCTTAGTAACGGCGGGCAAGCTTTGCAGATTAGGAGTAAATAAAATGGCAAAGAAACTTGATAAAGAAATAGGTGAGGTATTAAGCAAATATGGTTTCGGCCCGGAATCTTGTTGGGATTGCCACGGAACGTGGGTAGTTTATCATAAGGTTTTGGAGCGGATAGCGGCAAAGTCTGGAATTGTTTATCTAGAGCCGAAAGTGCTTGTCTCCGAGCCACGGGCTGCGGTGCTGCTTGTGACTGGAGAGCTTGACGGAAAGTCAGAATGGTCTACGGGTGAAGCTGTAATAGACCTAAATTATAAAGTATCAGGCAGGCAAGCCGGATACCCATTCGCTATGGCCGAAAAACGCGCAAAAGATCGTGTTATCCTTAAACTCATTGGCCTTCACGGGTTAGCTTACTCCGAAGAAGAAGCCGACGAGTTTAGGCAAGCCAACCAACCGCCACCAAAAGAGGTTAAGCCTCCACAGACAGAACAACCATACATGCTCCGTAAGCCGGTTGGAAGCGAGGAATCTTGGACCGAATATGCACGGGCATTATGCGAGTTTATGAAAAACTCAGTGACCAGCGAAGAGGTTGCTACATGGTGGGATTTAAACTTGCCAACGATTGAATCGAACCCATCGACTTCCTGGCAAGGGAAACTTGAAGACTACAAAAACAAACAGATGGAAAAGAAAGGTTAATACAATGGAAGACTTTAACGGTGTAGCCAGTGACCGATTACGTTCATTTATTGAGCGTGTAGAGCGGCTGGAACATGAAAAGAAGGTGTTAGCGGAAGACATTAAAGAAGTCTATTCCGAGGCCAAAAGCGCCGGTTTCGACGTGAAGATAATGCGGCAAATCGTCAAGCTGCGCGGTATGGACGCCAGTGACCGGCAAGAAGCCGAGGCGATCCTTGACCTTTACATGCAAGCGTTAGGAATGGTGTAATGGAGGAGGCTAAAGGCAGCAGAATGAACGCATGGAAACCCATAGTTACCGCACCAAAAAACGGTAGGCACATTGCCCTTTTAACCAAATATGGGATACGCGTAGTGGGGTTTTGGGACAATATCGATGACGACACATATTGTTGGGTCGCTACCGTCGATGGTGAGCATCCGAAGTGCTGGACCGATGGCGTTTGTTGGGCATCCAACGAAGATGATGTGCCAAGCGACCCACCGGTATTATGGGCTGAACTCCCCGCCTCCCATAGCTCCGTTTCAACCAGTACAGAAAGTGGAAATAAATCATGAGTGGTAGTCTCAATAAATGCCTGCTAATAGGCAATCTTGGCCGTGACCCGGAAGTTAGGTTCTCTCAGGATGGAACAAAGATCGTCAATCTTTCCATCGCCACAAGCGAATCCTGGAAAGACAAAAACACCGGAGAGCGCAAGGAGAAAACCGAGTGGCACCGTGTAGTTATTTTCAATGACCGCCTTGCAGACGTGGCGGAGCGGTACCTTAAAAAAGGCTCCACTGTCTACCTGGAAGGCTCGCTGCAAACCCGAAAATGGACCGGACAGGACGGCGCGGAGAAATACACAACAGAGATCGTGCTGCAAAAATACCGTGGAGAGCTAACCATGCTTGGCGGCAACACTGGCAACCAAGGCGGTACGGAATATGACCAGTCGCCAACGGGCGGGAGTGTTAGCGAAGACTTAGAGGATCGTATCCCTTTTAATTGAACTCTAATTCCCTTGGACTGGGTTTTTCTGAACCTGGAGTTAGAGTTGTGAAGACATGTTTTAAGTGCGGAGAAGAAAAGCCGCTAACTGAATATTATAAACACAAGATGATGAATGACGGCCATCTTAATAAGTGCAAGTCGTGCGCTAAGTCTGATGTTCGCATTCATCGCAAAGAAAACGATAGTGTCCGGGAGTACGACCGCAAGAGATACAAAGAAAATCCAGAGAGAAGAAAAAAGGGGTCTGAGAACGCTGTGAGGTGGAATAAGGCGAACCCTGAGAGATACAAAGCACATTACTTGCTGTCAAACGCCGTCCGGGATGGTCGCGTAAAGAAAGGCTCTTGCGAAGAATGCGGGACAATAGAAAATATTCACGGCCATCATGACGATTACAACAAGCCTTTAGAGGTTAGGTGGCTATGCGCCAAGCATCACCACAGGCTTCATGCGAAAAAGAGTTAGAGCAATGGAGGAAGAGATGGATATTTGGAACAAATGCGACGTTTGCGGACGGTTTATATCTTACGAGGACTTTGCGTATGGAACAGCTACTAACACGCTAGTAACTCCAGAAAGCCTAACGACATATGAAACTTGGGAAACTCTTTGCCCCAAACACATAAAACCGCAACCAGCCTCTAAGAAAGACAGCGATGCTTAATCCTAAAACACCGAGCTTAAAGGAGAAATCATGACAGACCCAATGAACGAGGCGTTGCACGCCTTATTCGATGCAGAGGCCAGCTACAAAGAGGCTTGCCAGGAGGTTGATACGGCGAACCGCAGGAAAACCGCTTGTCTGAATAAGCTAAACGAAGCCCGAAAATATTTCGACACGGTAATCGAAGCTATCAGGGCCAGAACAGGACGAGACAGCGATTGGTGGAACGAGCGCCGTGAGAAGAAAATAGCAAGATAAAGGAGTCTATAATGGCTAAACCAATCAAAGACAAAAAGCACCTTGCTCGCGTGGCGGAAATGCCGTGCTGTTGCTGCGGACGCCAGCCGGTACAGGTTCACCACCTTCTACGCGGTGGCAATAGGGGAATGGGCATTAAAAACGGTGATGATATGACAATACCTCTTTGCCCGTTCCACCACGCAACCTTGCACAACGATGGCAACAAAAGCTTGGACGAAACCGAGTTCCTGGCAATACACGGGGTCAACGGGCCAAGGCTTGCGGCTAGGCTATGGAGTGAAAGCAATAGCTAAACCGATGATTATATCAAACGAAGCCTCCCGCGCTTTCGTGGCTCAGTTTATCTCTGAGCTAAACCCTGAGCGTAAATGGTCGGTGGAGGTTAAGCAGTTCCGCAAGAAACGCAGCCTTGACCAGAACGCATTGTATTGGAAATGGCTTGGTATTGTGGCGGAAAACAGCGAACACAGTGCCGACGATTTGCACGAAGCTTTCAAGGCGATGTTTCTTGAACCCAAGGAGGTCATGGGAAAGCTTGTCTATACGTCTAAGGACAAATCAACAGAGGTATTCAGCCGGTATATGAGCAAGGTTGGAGCCTACATAAACAGCGATTTCGGTATATGGCTCCCGCATCCAGAGGATCAGCATAATGAATATCAATCAAAATAAAATCGTGAAATTTGTCGATTTTGCTATGACTGTATCATACTTTATGGTAATAATATTCATTGGCGCAGGGTGTAGCATATTATCTCTCGCCATTACTGCGCTACTATAGCCCAACAACGGGTATAACCGGCCCCCGGAAGACCAGCGGGACAGAGGCCAATTTAAGAGGCCATGAACAGATTGAGATTGAATAAACCGAGAATTTAGGTGTTGAACAGGAAGCGCGGGCTTCCCTCCCCCGGATACCCGCCTTCTTTTTAGACCGCATTTTCAGTGCGGCCCAAAAAGGAGATTAGCAATGAGTAGAATTGTAAATTGGTTTTCATGCGGTCCAAACCGGACTCAAAGAGGAGCAAAAATAATGCGAACGACGATTTGCAAACAGTACCACTTTGAAGCCGCACACCGACTGCCAAAGGTGCCGGACGGTCACAAGTGCCAAAACCTTCACGGTCATAACTACCGAGTGGACGTGCACTTGAGCGGGCCGGTCGATTGGAGCGGGTTTGTTCGTGATTTTGCAGACATTGACCGCGCTATGACGCGCCCGCTTGAGAAAGTAGACCACCGCTTTCTTAATGAGGTTGAGGGACTAGAAAACCCCACAGCAGAAGTTATTGCGGCTTGGTTTTATCAGCGCCTCGAAAACGTCTTGCCAGTCTCAAAAATTCGCGTATGGGAAACACCGGAATGTTGGGCGGAGGTAGCCAAGTGATCCACTATCACTGCGCCGACATTCACCCTGTAAACAAATGCCTGGAGCTTGGCGGGAGACATTTGCTTGTTTCCCACGCCTACCCTGGACGGGTGCGGTTGGCCCATGAAATTGGGCAATCCGTTTTGCTGGATAACGGGGCCTTTTCAAAGTGGCGCAGTGGTAAGGATACCAACTGGTCAGAGTACTACAATTGGGCTGACGAATGGCTATGTTGTCCGACCACTTGGGCAATCATCCCGGATGTAATCGACGCCGGACACGAGGCCCAAGACGCCCTAATTACAGAGTGGCCCCACGGTCAAAGGGGCGCGCCGGTTTGGCACACGGATGAACCGCTAGGTCGCCTTTTGCGCCTTTGCGATGAATGGCCGAAGGTCTGCCTTGGTTCAAGCGGGCAGCACCCCATCAATTCCACCGCATGGAAGCACGTAATGGATTTGGCTTTCAATGCCGTAACGGCACGGCATAGCCGGTTGCCGTGGCTCCACGGTTTGAGAATGCAAGGCGTCGGTGCCAATTACCCTTTTGGGTCCGTGGACAGCGCCGACATAGCCCGCAACAACAACCGCCCGCAAAACAGCATCAACAAGATGGCCGATAAATGGGACCGGCAGCAACCGCCGATCCGTTGGAGCGTGCGGCCAGAGCAACAGGACTTAATCGCGTGAAACAATTGTCCGAGAAAGGTGAACCCTATGAGAGCGTGTAAATACTGCATCTATTGCAGTCCCTTAACTCACCGCGAAGACGCCGCGTGTGAATGCCGAGTTAATCCACCCAAAACAGATGGTGCAGCCGCATCTATTGTAGGGGTAGACCAGCAGTGGGGGCTGTTCCCTGTGGTTGGTGAAGACTGGTGGTGTGGGGCGTTTTCTGAGTGTTTTCCTCCTGAAAGGGTAAGGAAACCGGACCCAGAAACAGCAGATACCAGGCAAGAGCTGCTATCCTCCGAACCCGTTGGAATCGCTCAAAACGGTCAGGAAATCGACCAACCGAGTCCGAGTGAAAGTTCGGCCCAACGTATGGGGTTTACCGACCGAAAAATATCGGACAATCCAGAGCTTAACGCCCTCGTTGAAGAGGCGAGAAAGCATCCCGCAACCGAAGAAGAATTGGCTATTCAGCGCGAGAACTACGCCAAGAATTTCATAGCAGATTAAAGGAGAGAGATATGCCAACCCAACGAATGACGGAACAGTACCACTCTGACTTTTCCAGGATGTTTCGAGGACGGGCGCAAGACGAACTCCGCGAAGTTCTGAAACAAGAGAAGGTGCCTCAAGATGGGGAAGACGCTCTCCTTTCCGCAATCCTTGATGAACTCCGCGCAATTCGTTTGGAGATGCAGCGCCAACGCTGGATGCCCGAAGCAGAGATGCGGGCGATCATGAAGAAACTAGAGTCCGAATAGGAGGGAATCAAATGGACTGGCAACCGATTGAAACGGCACCAAAGGATCGAAAAATCCTTCTGCTAACCCGAGAGGAACGGATGGAGCTTGGAGAGTGGATTGAGAAGGAAGGTGACGGTCCAGACAGCATGGGCAGCGATGCCGGTTGGATCACTGAAAGCGGCTTCACTTTTCCCGGTCGCTCGTTTGGCAACCCAAAACACCAATATTGTGCTTTTGACCCGCCAACACATTGGATGGAGCGCCCAAAATACCCTTGGGAAACATCAAACTAAAGGAGGAACCCATGTGGACCCAAGGCGACAAACTCACCGGCCACATCTTCCCAACCACCTGCTGGATTTCGCTTCAATGGTGGGTCTGGAAATGGGGTTTTGAAATTAAGAAGGTCGATTGCGATTGCAGCAAGTGCTGGCAACGCGACACCGTAATGTGAGGAGGCCGATATGGAAACTGAAATGATGGAAGTGTCGGACTTGATAGACAAATCAAGGAGCCGACATAACCTCCTTAACATCGCCAGGGGTGCAGGAGCTTGCGCCAAAAAGCTTAAGACCCTGGTAGTCTACCCAAGCCCGAACGGACCACATTCCGTCTTCTAAGCATACGCGCCTAAATTCTTGGTCGCACTTATCGCGCATATCGAATGAAAGGTGTCCCTCTCGAATCAGTTGATAAAAGGCGTCATGCACTAAGGATGCCCTCATATTCGTCTTACCGTCGATTGTAGGGCCGCTAGTTCCGTCCCACGCATAGCCGCGCTTGATATTCAACAACCCGTTCGGCAGAAACGCAATAAACTCAGAAAAAATTTCCAGTTCTGGAGCGAAACTAGATTGATAGACATAATCCTTAGCAAGCTGGTATTTATATCCACCCCTGTAATATATTTTTAGCATTTATCGAACTCCCGATAGTTATGGATAAATTCCGGTATAGTCCCCTTGCCGCTCTCTGTATTGTAAAATTGCTTCCAGTAATGCGCTAACCCCTCAATATCATCGGCTTCCGGCAAAGGGTCAGGTTGACGTAAATAATGGATGCGGCACATTATTGTAGCATAGGCCAGATTTGTTTTAAGCTGTTCCAATTTTCCGGGCTTGTCGGCAAGGAACTCATGCACCAAAGAACCAATTCCGTCGCGATATTTTAGATAATTTTTCCAAATATCATCATGCGTCTTAGGCTCCATCTGATAAACGCCCAATGCAGGGCCGTTTTTTAGCTGCCTGAGCCACTTTAGGCCGCTTTCCTGGTAGGCAGTGCCGCAAATAAGGTTTTCAGCCGCACGTGACCACATATCAGCGGCTAGGAGGGTTTCTCGAACAACCTCTTTGCGAAATTGTTGCGGATTAAGTCCCATCTCTTGACGCTCCTGCCAATGCGGCATACCCTGCCAAGTCAACAAAATCATCAATGTTCGTTTTCCCGGAAGTGGTTCTGCCTATTTTCAACAGCGCCATCATGACAAGAACATCTTGAACCGTATAAGGTTCATCCCGGTAAGCTGACCAAAGCTCGGCAACCGTACCATAAACGCTCTTGTAGTCGCCGTGTGTCTCTGCGCGGTCAACGGCAACAAGCTTAATCGTGTGTTCAAGAATCTCTTTCGGTGTGTTCATTAATCATTTCCGGGGTGAGTGTTACGCGGCCAACTTCGCCGTATTCTTTATGATAAGTTATAACCGATGCAGAACGTCCAGACAACCACCCGCCGCGTGATGCATAAGCATCTTTGGCCGCTAAGGTACGGTGCTGCTCAACTGTCATAAGGTTAGTTTCTTTAACTTCAATGTGGTGGAGGTGTCCTAAATGAGCATATGAGAATTTTGTGCGCCCAAACACTTCTCGAAATTTAGCTACAAAAACATCATCAACATTCGCTGGCTTGCGCTTGTGGCCGTGGTGGAAGAACAGCGACGACAATCCCCATTCAAAGCAGTAATAGGAGTCGGGGTTCTGATCCACTTTTATGCGTGGCTCGTCTTCGTACATCGCCGCCAGGAGTTCGCGAAGCCATACGCCGGATGCAGGGTCGTGGTTAGCGTCGGCCATGATGATATGGAGCGTGGTGTACTTCTCCAACATCATACCGATAATTCGGCGTATAGCCCGGATAGCTGTCCTGACAACATGCTGGAACCGCGTATCCGCATCTAGGACGTGCTTGGACGTTGGCGTAACGGCCTCCAATCCATCCCAATGCAGGAAATCGCCAAGTTGTGCGAATACGCCAACGCTGGCTTTTGGGGCTTGCTGAATAGCCGCTGCAAACCAGTTAATCAGCATGTTTTCGGCTATCTGTGTATCCCACGCCTCACCGGTCTCTTCCGGCCAAGACAGCATGCCAAGGTGGTAATCTGTTAGAATATAGCAGTTAGCTAATGAGATGTTTCTATGTGTGCTTGCTGGCTGCGTTGGAGCGGCCCTTGGTATTTCCTCGCACATTGCTGCAAGCATTTCTTTAGCAATGGCTTCCTGCTGTTCACGTTCAACAGATGTCTTTATCCACTGTATTCTCTTTTCGCCGTCTGCGTCATAAAGAGTTGACATTCCGTGAACGGAAAAGCCGGGAGGGGCTATGTTATTTAAGCCATAATTAGGAGCGTAGCCAACCTTAGCCGCTTTTTTCCTTATCGCCTTACGCGCCGTGCTAATAAGAGACTTGGTACAACCCAATGATTGTGCGGCTGCACGCTCTGAGCCATGCTTGCAATAAGCTTGCTCAATCTCCCATTGCCGATCCGTTGCGTATTCTTTTAGATTTTCATCTAAGATCTGCAAAGCTCAAGACTCTGGAAGCTTGGTGTTTATTAACACTTCCCACGCCCTTCCCGCAGCCGCCACACAACTTAGCCCGTCTGGCCTTGTCATCAGGATTGTCCAGGCACCTGCTTCTGAAGAAAAAACTTCTAGCATATTTCCGTTAGCAGAAAGACCGCGAGCGGATTGAAAATCTTTATGAGTGCCTTCCAGAGATTCTATAATTTTAGCGCGTGGGCCGCAAAAAACTCCCTGCGCGTAGACGCTTGTTGAAAAAAACAATAAGGCGAGCAGTGCAACAAAAATGCGCATAATTAAACCTCGTCTGTTTCGCGACGGTCACGCCGCTTATCGAAAATCTTATGAGTTGTAACATAAAGACCCGCCGCCGCTAATAGTATATTCAAGCAAAGCGCAACAAGGCTTAACGTGTCTGTAACAGCTTGATACATAGTCCCGCCGCCGCCCACAATCATGGCCGATCCCCCCGCAACTTTTTCAGATATCTTTTGAATGTGGTGGTCCATTTTAATTTCCTAGTTCAAGCGTGCTTTATTCAGGCGCAACAGGCCAAATAGGGTTTACTGGATCAACCGTATTTTCTGGCAAA